TCCTGAATCGTTCACCTGATCCAGTAAGTGTGTAGTTACGTTGACCAGCGACAGTAGGGATAACGATTGTAGTGCTCAAAGCATTCCATTCGTAAGCATCCTCTACCTCACGCTTAGCATCGTTAACGAATACACCAATCAAAGAACTATAAGGAGTGTCTTGAACCGAAGATACTTCAGTCTCTCGCAGTCTTGTGAGTACATTGTTAACCAGTTGTAAATAGGTCGAAGCCATCCTTATGTTCCTTTAGTTCTCTATATAGATAGTATAGCAGATTTTTAACTGTATGTCAAGAAGTATTTTATTGAGGCGCTTCAGGCCATGTAATAGTCCAAGGGAAGCCCTCTTGACCAGTTACATCACGCAAGGCTTGGCGGTATGTAGCCCATGCAGCTTTGTCTACTGGAGCGTCAGCAAGCTGCGTCCAATCGCACTTGTTAAGCAAGCTGGTTCGTACATTGCGCACCTCTTGCTGCTTGTCTACATCCTTCTTTGCGTTGAAGGCGACAAGCTCCTCGGCTGTGTACTTATCAGACTGCACCCATGTCTGAGTCCACACACCATCTACCAAGGCTGGAGCATCTTCAACAACAACCTTCATTTCATCCTCAGAAGGTTGGCTTGATGGTTGAACGCGCACATAACCCTCCGGCAACGCCGCAACAAAGTTTGTTGGGAATGAGGTGTGAGGAAAGCGCATTTTGATCGCGCCATCTGTCAGCGGATATTCCGCCACTTGGTTGTTTTCGATTTTTGCAAACATGATTGTTCCTTACTTTCCTGCCAAATATGGGAATGTTCTAGTACCAGGCCAAATGATACGGAGTGCACCAGGAGCGCCAACAGCGCCCGTACCGGAAGAGGCGTCATTACCCCCAGCACCACCACCAAAAGACCCACCAACTTGACTATTGCCAGTAAATGAAGCATTTGATCCACCTCTGCCTGAGTTACCACTGCTAGTGCCTCCACAGCCATTTATGCCGGGATAAAGTCCTACCCCGCCACCACCGCCAGAACCGCCTGTGGCTCTAGACCCACCACCGCCGCCCCCTCCAGAGCCGTTACCAGCAATGTCTGTAGCTTGACCTGACCCGTTACCGCCATTCCCTGAATAACCTCCACCTCCGCCGCCACCGCCAGCGTTAGTAGAACTTGGCGCTCCCGGACTACCGCCGTTGCCGCCACCTATAGAACCACCAACTGCTGAGCCACCTCCCGGAGTCCCAGTAGCTTGCCCCCCTTGGGCGTAAACAGACGCATTCCCGTCTGTTGTGCCGTTAAAGCGGGTACTGCCACCGTTGCCTCCGCTACTCCCCGATGTTCCGGCTGCTCCACCTGCCCCAACGCTTAAATTTATTGTTGCACCCGGAGTTACAGTTAAATTATTGTAGTAACGCAAACCACCGCCGGGGCCAGAATCTGCCCCAGTATCATTTCTTGCGCTACCACACCCGCCACCAATGCAAACAACTGAAACAGAAGTCACACCAGATGGAACAGTCCAAGTACCAGAACCAGTTGTTGTAAAGATTTGCTCATTTGTATTTTCTGCTGCATCAGAGGGATATTTATTTGCGCCAACAACAATCCTAACGCAGCCGGAAGTGCCTGCCCTTCCACTCGTTCCACCTCCACTATCATCACCATAGCCACCGCCAGCACCAGAGCCAAACATTCCTTCAGTGTTTATAGAAGTAGTTGAAATATCTCCATTAGCGCCTGTTGTTCCGCCAGAACCGCCGCCACCACCGTTTGCAAAGCGGCTTCCAGAAATTGCTCCAAGACCACCAGTGCCACTTGAACCCGTACCAAATACACCAACGCCGCCGCCCTGCCCTCCTGTACCATACCCAGCAGTTGCTAAAAGCCCGTTTGCACCACTTCCACCGCCTCCGCCACCGCCTCCACTACCAGCAGAACCAGTAACTCCAGCACTACCAGTGGGACTGCCTCCCCCTGCTCCACCATCGCCAGAATATCCACCCGCGCCTCCGCCTCCGCCTCCGCCTTCACGCCTTCCACCTGTTGTTGTAGGTGATCCGCCTGCTCCACCATTGCCGCCAGAATACGAGCCTTTACTGCCGCCAGCGCCACCAATAGAACCTGTACCACCTGGAGCGCTGGGGCCAGAGCCGCCTCCAGCTCTCAATAAATCTGTTGCACTTCTTTTTATATATGAGTCTCCGCCATTAACGCCCCCTTCATTACCGCCAACACCGACTCCTACAGTCAATGTTTCACCCGGAGTAACAGAAATTGTTGCGTAAGTTAATGCGCCTCCTCCTCCTCCGCCGCTACCAGAATCAAGAGACGTATCGCCACTATAGGAACCGCCACCAGCGCCAATACAAACTGCACTAATTTGAGTTACGCCAGTAGGAACAATCCAAGATATTTCATCAGATAATGAAATTCCTGATTGTTGATATTGCAAACCTTGCCGACCCGGAGCATAAAGCGCAGGCAACCCGTCCAACGCCGATGTAGTTTCACCAGAAGTGTTAGAACTAAACATTGATACTCCTTAGACGGTGTAGTTCTGACCAGCAACACTTCCAAGCCAGTTAGACCCATCAATGGCTGTGAAAATAAACTTGTCAGCTTTGGACGCTGTAGCTGTCAGCGTTGGCGCAGTTGCTCCGGGCCAATCAACAGTACCGGGCCATGTCACTGTTCGTGAGCCTGTACCATCTTGTTTCTGGATCAAGATGAAACTCTTGCCAGCCACTGGTGTTGGAAACGTGTAGGTGCAATTGCCTGTCAGTGTCAAGATTTGTACCGAGCCGTTAGCCAAGTCAATGGTGTAAGCCGTGCTTGTGTTGGCGGTCACCGTTTCTTCGGTGTAACCGTTGGTAAACGTACCAGCTTCGATAGTCTTGTTGGTCAGTGTCTCAGTACCTGCCAGAGTAGCAAAGCTGCCAGCAGTCAAGGTAGCTTGTGTCCAGACAGAACCAGACCAAACCCACAAAGTGCTGCTAGTGGAGTTCCAGTAGATAGCACCTGTTAGCAACGTGTTACCATCATTGTCCACAGTAGGAGCAGATGTCTTAGCACCAAGGTAACGATCATCAAAGCTGTCATAGCTTGCAGCAGCACTAGAGGCACTGGCAGAAGCAGCAGAAGCACTACCAGAGGCTGCACTGGCAGAGTTAGCAGCATTAGTCTCTGAAGTAGCAGCAGCAGATGCCGAAGCAGCAGCAGCGGTAGCGGAACCTAAGATACCATCAACATAAGTCTTAGTGGTAGCATCAGTGCCTGCTGTAGGAGTACCCAGACCTGTGATCTTGCTACTGCCCATTGCGATAGCACCAGACATAGTACCACCAGACAAGCTGAGCTTAGCTGCAACAGCATCGTCCACATAAGTCTTGGTAGTAGCGTCTGTACCTGCTGTAGGTGTACCCAAGCCTGTGATCTTGTTAGTACCCATAGCCAGAGCACCGGACATGGTGTCACCAGACTTAGATACTTTGGTAGCGATAGAGGCTGTCAGTGTTGCTGCTAAGTTAGCATCATCATTCAAAGCAGCAGCAATCTCGTTCAGGGTATCCAAGTTAGCTGGAGCACCGTCAACCAAGTTACTGATAGCTGTATCTACATAAATCTTAGTAGCTGCATCGCTATTGTTGACAGGAGCAGCCAAGCCAGTGATCGTAGCTGAAGTGCCTGCATCCATATCCAAGGAACCGCTGATGGTCACATGGTTGAATGTAGATGTGCCGCTAGAGGCTGTCACGTTACCTGTCAAGTTACCTGTGACGTTACCTGTCACAGCACCTGTATGAGTACCTGTGGTATTACCTGTGACGCTACCTGTCAAGTCACCTGTAAAGCCTGTGGTTGCAGTGATAGTAGTACCACGAACGGTATTAGCTGTGGTAGCACCAATAGGGGTATTGTTGATAGTGCCACCAGTCTGGGCAACACCTGCAACTGTACCTCCTGTGATAGCCACAGCGTTAGCTTCTTGGTTACCTAAAGAACCCACAACTTTGACAACAGTAGCGCTATTGTCTTTGGTGTACAGTTTCTTATCGGTGACGTTAATCGCCAACTCACCTTTAGTTAAGTCCCCTGCTGCGGGTACAGCAGAAGAGGTGCTGCTATTCTTTGTAATGATTGTCGAGGACATTATTAAGCCTTATTAAATAAAATCAGCAGGATTGAAGCCATACTTTTGAGCCATATTCGTAATCAAGGATTGTTTTTTAGCTTGAGAATAGCTAGGATTATTCATGATAGTTGAAGTATATGCACCCATATTGAACTTAGTCATAGGAATATTAGGCTTCTGGTAATCAGCAGGAACAGTCTTAGGATCAACTGTAAATGTTAATGCCCCTGAGCCAGTATTAGCAAATTTCTCTAAAGCCACAGGAGCATACTTAGCTAAAGCCTCCTTTGTAGGAGTTCCTGTTACCAATCCAAGTTTCTCAAAGAACGCATCAGGACTATTTCTATCAACCCCTGCTTTTTCGTAAACAGCTTTAGCAGTAGAGCCACTAGCCCCTAAAATCATAGACTGTTGGTAAATATCGTAAGCTCTCTGAATTTCAGGAGATAAGGCGGATACATCCACTTTGTTAACGCTTCCGGTATTTATAACATCATTGTAACTACGTGGACTACTGACAGCAGATGCTATCCTAGTTTTCGCAGCTTCAGGAATATTCTGTAAGTTAGGAGAAGAGAGTAAACCTTGAACCTGTTTCTGAGCTTGACCTGATACATTTTGATTCACAGGTGTATTAGCCATTTGCACAGTTGGAACACTTGTAGGCATAGGAGCTACAGGAGCCTGTGGTACAGAAGCTTGAGCCATAGGAGCTTGAGGCATAGGAGCACTCAGAGGAGCTGCATTAAACAAACTTGGCTGAGCATTAGCTGGTGCTACTGTATTATTCATAGGTAAGCCACCGTATGTAGTGGAATACCAATTCTGCAAAGGAGACACAACATCACGAGGATTGTTGGGCATGTAAGCATTATAATACTGTTGTAACTGGTTATAGTAATCAGCGTTGTTTGTCGGTACACCTTGTGTAGGGGCTTGATAGAAACCTCCACCTCCTGTTGTAGAACCTCCGCCTATAGCGCTTGCTGCTCCGCCTAAACCAGCCAAACTTACGCCTGCTTTAACTAAGTTAGCTATCTGACTTGTGGTAAGACCAGTGCCAGCGGCAGCGGCAGCAGTAGTGCCAGCAGTAGTGCCAGCAGTAGTGCCAGCGGTAGTGCCGGTAGTAGTAGTAGTGTCTGCGCCTGTTGTAGTTCCAGTAGTAGTGTTAGCAGCTACATCACTTAACAAACCACCTGTACCAGGCAATACTGATGTAGGGTATGTCTGAGCTACGTTCACATCATAGATGTTGTTACCAAAACTATTAGATAAGTTAGTAGCAAGGTCAGCTTGTGTCAGGCCGGGATTAAAAGCGATTTGCTGTGAGACATCAGCGGCAATCAGTGGATCAACACCTGAAGCAATTAAGTTCTGTTCGATAGCAGGAAAGTTGTTACCTACTTGACCTTGTAACTGTAGCGCATCAGCAGCTAAGAAGTCAGCACTAGAACCTGTCTGAGACATTAACCCTGTGTTGGTGCTTAGCGCATCAAGCTGCTGTGTCATTGTGCCTACATCAAGACCGTTAACAGCCATAGAAGCAGCTAAGCTAGCAGCAGCTCCAGAGGCATACCCTGAAGCACCTAAGACTTGTGAAATGGCTGCTTCAGAGAGCCCTTGACCAGCCAACTGAGCAGCGTCAGCAGCTAAGAAGCTTGCATCTGTTTGGACACCTGAACCCGCATTGGCACCTGCAAAATAGCCACCAGCTCCGCCTAACAAAGCACCTTGAAGCACATTGCCACCCGTTGCAGCAGAAGTCAAACCACCTAAAGCAGCTCCTCCCAAAGCAGAAGTGCCTGCTGCGCCTAAGCCTAACCCTAAGCCTGAGTTAATAGTACTTCCTAACAAGCCAGAAGCACCTCCACCTGTTAAAGCAGCTATAATAACAGGAGACAAGTCTTTGAATGTCTCTGAGAGCATATCACCAAGCCCCCCTACCTCTTGAAACTTGTTCGTGCCTACAAGTTCACCGGAAGGACTGTATCTATTATAAGCATCCCCTGTTGTTTGGTTTTCTTTGTAAACCATTACTTCTTTTAGAGGGCCTTGCTCAAATGTCTCACCTTGTCCCACTGAATCATAAACAGGCTGCACCCATGTACCACCTAAATTTGCATTCTGTCCCGGTGGAAGAGTAGAAGCAACACGAGATACTACTTCACCTTCATTTAAACCTGTAACCGCCGCCATTTGAGCAGGAGAAACACCGTATTCAGCCATCGCTGATACAATCTGAGCGTCACTTAGTGTTGGATTATTAGCTAAGTACGAGGCTACTTGTTCGTTGGATACTGCCATGATGATTAACCTTTGTTACGATGTAATTCAAATGTACACAATACATTCATCGAAGAACCTGTCTCAGAAGTTGCTCTAACTTGATCACCTTCTTCTAATACGATGTAAGCACCACCGTCAAACTTGATAAACTGTGTAGGACTCAGCACGTAGTTGTCTACCACGTAGAATTCAGAATCAGCACTTGCGTCATACCAGATAATATCTACAGTCTTATTATTCCCTGAGTGGTTCACAGCGTAAGCTAAGTTCCACATAGCATAGTACCCGAGAGGAACCGTGTAAAGAGTTGTCTTAACTGTCGGACTGAGTACAGCCCCTACTGATACTGGTTTCATCTTGTTTTACCTTCTTAGCTTTTTGAGGGGGAAGAATAGTCTCTTCTTTGACTTCTGTGTACTCATTGTGAGTACGCATAGTCTTGATGTCGTGCTCGTTACCAAACTCAAACACATTGCCTGAGTGGTTACATTTAAATTTAGCCATGTTAAATACCTTTCTTATAAGCTATCAATTAACGATAGCGTATGAAAAAGGCTCCCCACCTTTTGAGCGGGGAACCAGTTTAACTTACGCTATTAAGCTGGAACAGCCAAAGCAACAGCGGAGTAGTCACGCAACTCATCGCAGCCGAACAACACGTCAGCAGTGAACAAGTTGGCAAGCCATTCTTGTTTGTACTGAGTCTGAGTGCGAACACCCATTTGCTCGACCAACACTGCGAACTCTTTGTGAGCCAGCAAGCAGATACGATCACCGTCAGTAGCTGCGTCAGCGTTAGTAGTCACGAAGACGGGGATACCGTACACGTTACCAACTTCACCGTTACGGATGGTGTTAGAAGCACCAGTCTCACCCACGAAGGCTTGCTCGGTGAAACGAGCGATACCCATCAAGGTGTTACGAGTCG